CCTTATCTCACATCGAGATGAGCTACAGGGTAGAGTTAATACTATCTTACAAGTTATCAAGGAAAACGGATTTACTTCGTTTAGTGTAGACACGGAGATTTCAGATATTGCTGGATGATATAGACAAAGATTTACTACAAAGTCTAGGAGGCATGATATTTGAGTCTCCTGATAAAGGCAAAACAGTACGTAGTAGACCTAGTCCTGAGCATCCAATTTATTTGCTTACTAACGGAACATTACCAATTGATGTATGGTACAAAATATATGGGAACGGATAATAATGACTACAGATACAGTAACTATTTCAGACATCTCACTAGATAACATACTAGACGACACAGTAACGTATACTGATTTATCAGGCTGTACACCAACTATAACTATTGATACTAGTACTATTTCTTCACCAACATACACTGGATCCACAATTACACTTGATGATATTGATGTGTATATAGATACAAAACGTAAAAAATTACGTGATGAAGGTGAATTACCGATTGACATTTGGGCTAAAATGTATAATAATGGAGTTATAGATGATGATTGACTTTATTTTTGATCTCGATGGCACACTAACTGATGCTAGAGAGTATATTGACCCACAGTTTAAAGAATTTATGCATGAGTTTACTGAAAAGTACTCATGTAGTATCTGTACGGGCAGTGATTATGATAAAGTTGAAGAGCAATTAGGAAAAGACCTAACTAACAAATTTGATACACTATTTTTAAGTAGTGGCAATCATGTTGTACAGGATGGTAGAGACGTATACAAAAGTAAATGGTCGTTATCACAAGAAGAATACTGGTTCCTTATGGAAAAAGTAAAAGCATCTGATTATTTTAACAAAGTTTCTGATTCTTTAAACAGTATTGAAACACGAATTGGTTGCGCAAACTTTAGTATTATTGGCGTAGGCGAGTTTCAATTAGACCGTGATGCATATAATATATGGGATAAACAGTATCAAGAAAGACAAGAAATAGCAGAAGCATTTAATAACTTATTTGGACACAAATCATCTGCAGTGATTGGTGGATCAGTAAGTATAGACATTACACAAAAAGGCAAAGACAAGGCACAAATAATACAATACTTTGAGGCACAAGACACTATACAATTTTTTGGCGATAAAATTATACCTGGCGGCAACGATTATACACTAGCAATGGCAGTTAACAAACTTGAAAATGGCAACTCGTATACAGTAAAAAATTGGCAACAAACATACGAAATACTAAAAACACAATTTTAATACCATAATCAGTAGATTTATGATGACAAATGATATATACGATACATGCAATGGAAATACAATGGCAATCTTGTTGAAGAGATAGCTGACCAATATATTGGATTTGTATACATCATTACTAATCTGACTAACAACAAAAAATATATAGGCAAAAAATTAGCCAAGTTTAAAAAAACTAGGCCACCCCTTAAAGGCAAAAAACGTAAAAGAAAATCACTAGTGGAAAGCGACTGGCAGACTTACTGGGGATCTTCAGAACACTTATTGGCAGATGTAGCTGAATTAGGCACTGAAAACTTTAGTAGAGAAATTTTATATTTCTGTACTACACGTGGCGAACTTTCCTACCGTGAGGCAAAAGAACAATTCGACAGAGAAGTTTTACTTACTGACGAATACTATAACGGCATCATAAATGTCCGCATTGGCGGATCTCAGGCTCTTAAAGAATCTCTAAAAAAATAATATACCCCCTCTACAAAAAGCATTGAGGAGTCGCCATTGATTTGGTTAGACAACGGAACTTGCTGGGGGACACAAACCAAATGAGTGGGCTCTACTGCGCCATTGTAACCCACGAGTATTTCCAAGTTAGTAGCCTTTATTGCAACTTGGTAGCTTGCGTTGAAAGCAGCATGTAAAGGGGTACAGCATAACCGCCTCTGCTAGTTTACTAGTTTTGCTATAAGGGTGTACAAGGTGACTGGTAATATCAGACTCTTTTGTCGTGCTTGGCCTAAATCAGGCTAAGTGCGACTTTAGATCATGGTAATGATCAATAATATATATCATTATGATATATGATATGATATGATATTCGAATGTATTGAATGAAATAATTCAATCGAACGATAGTGAAGATTGATGATGTCGTAAGACATCAGATAAAGATAAAACTTACTTAGATATAAATGAACACTTCAGATTAAAAAGTTTGAGTGTTTTTACCTTTGGCTTGATCTAATCTCTCTTGTTGTTTTTTAGATTTTTCTGTGAATGATTCCATGATCTCGTCGTGTTGATACAATGGCAATGCATATAGATCCTGTAAGTTAAATACACCTTCACTATACACCATTAGTTTAAACACTGCTTGTCTCATGGATTTAGCTTCTTGTTGCAACGCCTCAATTAACGGTGTTATGTCATTATTTGATCTTAGTTGTTGGTGAAAAAAAAAGATGGGTTAAATTCAACTGGACCTTTAAACTCTTTTTGGCATTCTTCATTACTACACACAAAGTTAAACATTTCATCAATGCCATTAACATTTTGCATTGTATTGGCTTTTTGTAATTGTTTCATAGTACCACTATCAATGTTGTATAGCCATTGAATTATTTCCTGTATATCAGATACTACTGATCCATCTGGCAAAGTTATACATTCAATACTATCTGCAATAAGTAATAAACTAGCAGCTGTAGTTTTTCCTAAACTATCTTCAAAAACTTTTTTTGCTTCTGCTGGAGGCAAGTCTTGTCTTAAATTATTAGTGATTGAATTTGCTTCAGTAACTTTAATTTGATTTGCGTTGATACTTTTTAATGTATTGGGTCTAAACTTAACACTTAGCTCATTGGGTAAATCAATTTCAATCGAGTCAACCACCTTTATTTGGCTAAGAATGTTAGTAATACTAAGCAAGTAGTTTTCACTAGTTTTACAATGTGGACATGTAGCTGTTACTTGCATTTTTCCTTCATTGGTACTAATACGACTAGCAATTAAGATAACATCAACGTCAATCATTGCAATTTCATATGGGTCAGTAATATCTGGACAGATGCTCTTTATCACATCAAACAATGCCTCTCCATTATACAAGCTATCAGGGATTCTTAATAACATTTCATCTTTATAACTCATTGGATAAACACCAATTTCGCCGTCGTCTGTTATCTTTACTGGGCTAGTATACCATTTGCCACCAGATGGAAGTTTGGTATAAATTTCTTTTGTACGATAAAAATCGCTAAGTGATTGTGTCATTTTAATCCTATAAATACATTATATATAAGTTTATTTATCTAGAAAAGTGAGTACTTAATGGCAGCAATACAAATACCATATGGTGGGACTTCAATAACTATTGACGTTCCGGATTTTGCGTTAGAAACAACACAACAAGATATTGCTCGTGAATCTTCTGAGTCAAACAGTATTCTTTCTCAAATAGCAAGCCATATGGGAGTTGAGGTTAAACTAAGCCAAGAACAAAGTAAAGCTGCTGACCAATTAATTACTAAAATAGATCAACAAACTAAAGAAACTAAAAGTCTAGGTCGACAAATAAAAGACAGCACAAGAGGAATGTTTACTAGGGGTGCTACTGGTGCTCAAAATGCATTGAGTGGCATTTCTGGTAAAGAAAGTGTAACAGACTTACTGGGAAAAGACGGGCTACTTGGATCAGTGCCTGGACTTGCTGTTGCAGGTGCTTCAATTGGTAGTTTATTCGGTATACTTGAAGAATTTGGTAATACCATGGGAGCCTTACGTCGAGTCGGTGCTGGTGTTGGAATGAACCTACAACAGTTACGAGCCGATGCTGCAGAAGTTGGTCTTGGACTAGAAACTTTGAGTAAAATTGTTACAGATAATGGCCAAACTATAAGATCCTTGGGAAAAAATACTATTGAAGGCACTCGTAATTTTGTTGCGCTGAATAGTGAATTACAACAACAAACAAAATCATTAGGATATTTTGGTATGGCCGCAGATGAATTAGCGGCAGTCTTAACAGATGAAATTGAAATAAGACGACGAGCTAGTGCACTAAATGCAAATGAAAATATGGACCGTGTTGCGCTTGCTAGCTCGATAAAAGAAAATTTAAGATTGCAAGAAGCGATGGCCGCCGCCACTGGTACAGATTTAGCTGATAGAATAAAAGCACAAACTGAAATGAGACGAGATTCCCAAATGGCAATGGCTGAGCGGAGGTTTGATGCAGGCCAGCTTGCAGCGTTTCAAAGAGCATCTGGTGATACAACACTATTTGGCGGAAGAGGATCTGCTGGGTCAGCCATGATAGCAGATTTAATTAAAAATGGCTTGGTTGGAGGCAATATTGGACAAGTTGACGGCGCCGCAGAGCTCAGTGGGTTGTTTTCCAGTGTAAATGTAAACCTAGCAGGCAGTATTCAACAAGTCACTGATGCAATACAAGCAGGCGATTCAGAACGTGTTACTGAGCTTATGAGAAATTTATCACAGAGTATGAAAGATATAGATAGTCCAGAATTAAACAGGTTAGCTATAGCTAATAATTCTGCAGCCTTGGCAATTCAGATGGCTGCTGATGCTATTGGTTATACTGCTGACGCATTAGAGGACGCAAGAAGAGCGCCAACTGCTGCCGAGCAACGAGATATAGACCTTACTGCTACTCGACTTACAATGAACCTAGCCGCAGAACAATTTAGAGTAACATTAATGGACAGTATATTAGACGCATTTAAAATTCCAAGTATTACTGATTCTAACTTCTCGAGTTTTGTTGATTCACTTTCTAATTTCCCCAGTAATGAAGGGTTTAGATCATTTATGGATATGGTAACGCAGTTTAACGCTAATACAAGTGGCGCTGCAGGTATAGTATTTACAATTTCGGATATTGGTAATCCAAGTGCTGCAGACAAAGCGATAGCACAAACTAACATGATAAATGCTCTATTAGAAGGCGCAGGAATTGACCTGGGGACGGTAGCTGATGGAGCAAGGATAGCGGCATTTATAAAAGCAGGAATGGATTCAGGGGCTAGTGACACAATAGTAAAACCTGCCATAGAAGGATTAACCACCGCTGTACAGGATATGGCAGCGGCCATGGACAATTCAGCTTTTTCAGAGATGTTACGACAGTTTTTGCGGATGCCTCCCACAGACCCAAACAGTGACAATTAAAACACCATTGACATATCGATAAATACATGTTATAAACAAATAAAGAGAAAAATATGAGCTGGAAAAAACACTTTACTGTCTATCAAGGACAAAGCCAAGAAATGAAACCTAGTAGTTCTAGTCGTTTCCAAAGTTGGCTACCTGAAGTATACAGTGGACAACCTAATCGTGTTGAGAGATATTCACAATACGACCAAATGGATATGGATAGTGAAGTTAACGCTGCACTTGACATTATCAGCGAGTTTAGTACACAAAAAGATGAAACAACACAGCTACCTTTTAGCTTAGAGTACATTGGTGATGTTACTGAAAGCGAAACAAAGATTCTAGAGCAGACACTACGTCAGTGGTGTAAGCTACAAGACTGGGATAAACGAATCTTCAGAACGTTCCGTAATACTGTTAAGTATGGAGATCAGTTTTTTATTCGTGACCCAGAAACTTGGGAAATGTATTATGTGAATCCAGTTGACGTTACTAAGGTTATTGTTAACGAGTCCAAAGGTAAAGAGCCTGAACAGTATGTTTTAAAAAATATCGATCTAAACATGCAAAACAAAACAGTAAGTGAACCAATCAGACACAGCGATTCACATGCTAGTGTAAACAGTATGATGCGTGGTCAAACAATGGACCGCAATGGTTATGGTGCAACTGGCGCAGAATACAACAACAGTTTAGGTAACATTCAAGAATATAATGTTGATGCTACACACATAGTACATGCGGCATTAACAGAAGGCATGGACAGTAACTTCCCATTTGGTGCTAGTATACTTGATCCAATCTTTAAAACATATAAACAAAAAGAACTATTAGAAGATAGTATTATTATCTACCGAGTACAACGTGCTCCGGAACGTAGAGTGTTTTATGTTGACGTAGGTAATATGCCAGCTAACAAAGCTATGGGTTTTGTTGAGCGTGTTAAAAATGAAATACACCAAAAGCGTATTCCAAGTAAAACAGGCGGCGGTAATAGTATTATGGATTCAGCATACAATCCACTGTCAATTATGGAAGATTACTTTTTTGCTCAAACTGCTGAAGGCAGAGGAAGTAAAGTTGAAGTACTACCAGGCGGTGAGAACCTAGGTCAAATTGATGACCTTAGATACTTTACAAACAAAATGCTTAGAGCATTGCGTGTACCTAGCAGTTACTTACCAACAGGACCAGATGATGGAACAGCAAGTTATGTAGATGGCAGAGTAGGCACAGCATTTATTCAAGAGTACAGATTTAACCAGTACTGTCAGAGATTACAAAATATTATTGCTCCAGTATTTGATAATGAGTTTAAACTGTTTATGAAGAACAAAGGCATTAATATTGATAGTAGTATTTTTGACCTGCAGTTTGTAGAACCACAGAGCTTTAGCGAATACAAAGAAATTGAAGTACATGCCGCAAGAGCAAACGTATTTGGATCACTTGAGGGTGTAGATTATCTAAGTAGACGCTTTATGTTAAGCAAGTATCTTGGACTTTCAGAAGATGAAATCCTCAAGAATGAAGAAATGTGGATGGAAGAAAACAAATCAGGCGTATCGGTACCATCAGATTCTGAACCAGGACTTGGTAGTGTTGGAGTACGTGGATTTGATGTCGGCGATGGAGATATGGGCGACTTAGGTGATATAGATGCAGGCGAAGAAGGCAGTGATGAATCACCAATTAGTGGTGCTGAAAATGCAACAGCACCAGCAGGAGGAGAAGACAATGCGCAGTAATGAATTTTTATTAGAGTACTACGAAGGCGAAGATAACGAGTATTCAAATCGTAAAATTGATGATGTTCGACGCAGTAGGTTAACGCTAAAACATATTAATAGACTACGTAAACAACGTGAAATTCACAAAACAGAGCATGCTACACGTACTGAACGAGTACAACAAATATACCGCAGACCAGCAGCTCAGTAAACAATTAAAACCAGATTAAGGTGTAAAAACTTACTTATCTTGGCGTTCTTGTCAAAAAGTACAGTTTTTACGCCTTTTTTCTATGGTAAAACGTATTGGTAATAAATAATACTTGTAAACCAGTAATGGTAAGCCTGAATTTTTAAGGAGATATAAAATGAGTAATCATAAGGATTCATTAGTTAAAGTCCTAGAATATCTTGTCAACGAAGATCGTGAAAAAGCGTCAGACCTTTTACATGATGTATTTGTTGAGAAAGCAAAAAATCATTGGGCGTCACTTTCAGAGAGTGATGAGTCAGTGGAAGAAGATATTCAAGACGAAGACTTAGACGAAACATACGAAGTTGAAGAAGGCATCAATAACTTTGATGCAGAGGAAGACTTTTTAGACGACATCGAAACAGCTGAAGACGAAATCGAAGCTGAAGAAGTGTACGGCGAAGACGATGACCAAGAAGGTGAAGAAGAAGCACCTGAAATGGACATGGACATGGATGTAGACATGGACAGTGGCGAAGAAGAAGCCGCAGAACCAGAAGAAGCACTAGCTAATGTAGAAGATGCAATTGCAGAACTACGTGCAGCATTTGCAGATATGATGGACGATGAACCAGCTGAAGAACCAGAAATGGAAGAAATGGCTGCTTTTGAATCAGACGACAGCGACGACGAAGAAGTTGAAGCAGTTGAAGAAGGTGCCACATTATCAGCAGTGAGTGTATCACATTCTGAAGGTAATGATGCAGGTGCAAAATCACCAGTAGGCCCAGGCGATAGTTCAATGTCAGATGCCAAACCAGTTGATATCTCAGGTGGAACAGTTGAAGCAGGTGGCAAAGCGCCAGCAGCTAAAGACATGGGTGTTACAGGACCACAAGAAGCAGGTTCGCCAACTCCAGCTCCAGCACCAAAAAGAGAGATGAAGTAATATGTCAACATCATTACAAGAACACTTAACATTTAATCAGGCAAACATTGTCACCGAAGCAATTGAAGAAGCTAACGGTGGGAAAAGCCTTTATATGAAGGGTATCTTTATTGAGGGCGATGTAAGAAATCAAAACAACAGAATTTACCCAGCCAAAGAAATTCATCATGCTGTTAAAGCAATTAATGAAAAAATTAAGAATGGGTATAGCGTATTAGGTGAAGCGGATCACCCGGATGACCTTAATATCAATCTTGATCGTGTAAGTCACATGATTACAGAGATGGATATTGATGGTAATAACGGTACCGGAAAACTTAAAATCCTTCCAACTCCAATGGGAAATATATGTAAAACCTTATTGGAAAGTGGAGTTAAATTAGGCGTGTCAAGTAGAGGTAGTGGCAACGTTAACGAAAGTGGTCATGTCAAAGAATTTGAGATCATCACTGTTGATATTGTTGCCAATCCAAGTGCTCCAGATGCTTACCCTGATCCAATTTATGAAAGAATTATGAATCATAAACGGGGTAATGTGTTAATGGATGTTGCTTCTGCTGTTAAGCACGACGATCGGGCACAGCGTTATCTACAAGAAGAGATAACGCAATTTATAGAGAACCTAAGGTATAGGAGAGATTAATATGGCTCACTCAATAGATGAACTATTAAGCTCCGGAGCTCTTTCAGAAGAGGTTAGATCTTCAATTTCAGAGGCTTGGGAAACTAAGCAATCTGAACTACGTGAAGAAGTTGCATCTGAACTGCGTGAAGAATTTGCAGAACGTTATGAAAATGACAAATCGCAAATTGTAGAAGCAATGGATACAATGATTGGTGAAGTTATTGCAAAAGAACTCGAAGAGTTTCAAGCAGACAAAGCCAAAGTAGCTGAAGATCGTGTTGCATATCGCAAGCATATGTCAGAACATGCAAATGTACTGAATGATTTTGTGATGGAAACATTACGCAAGGAAATTAACGAATTGCGTGAAGACCGTGAGGCACAAGACAAGAACATGGCACAGTTAGAAGGCTTTGTTCTAGAACAACTCACAAAAGAGCTAAACGAGTTTCATGATGACAAACGCTCACTAGTTGAAGCAAAAGTCAAAATGATAAAAGAAGGCAAAAATGTCATCGAGCAAACTAAACGCAAGTTTATTGAAACTGCGGCAATTAAAGTGGAGAACATTCTTGAATCAACAATTAAGACTGAACTAACGTCACTTAAAGAAGATATCCAAGTTGCAAAAGAAAATACTTTTGGACGTAAGATATTTGAAACATTTGCTGGAGAGTTTATGGGCAGCTACCTCAATGAAGGTACTGAAGTTGCTAAAATGAACAAAGAAGTAAGCGAACTAAAAGCAAAACTTGATGAAGCGACTAAAATTGTTGCAGACAAAGAAGTTCAAATTGTAGAATCAACACGTAAATCACGTATTGCTACTGACAATGCAGAACGAAAACTTATCATGAATGAAATGATGAATCCACTTTCGAAACAACATAAAGACATTATGAATGCACTACTTGAGTCTACTAAGACAGCAGATTTACAAAAAGCATTTAATAAGTATCTTCCTTCAGTATTGAATGAAGAAACTAAAACTAAAACTAAGAAGGTGTTAAGTGAATCTTCAAAAGAGATCACTGGTGGAAAAACAACGGTAGCAGAAGCTAATGTTGATGCTAACATTGTTAACCTTCGAAAATTAGCCGGTATACAATAAGTTAAGGAGACCGAAAATGGCAGACAACCTAATGGAAAATTGGAGCGGAACAAAAGAAGCTCTAACAGATGGTCTATCTGGAAATAAGAAACGAGTAATGGAATCAGTACTTGAAAACACTAAGAACTACCTCGCAGAGGCAGCAGGTTCAGGTGCAACTCAAGCAGGTAACATTGCTACACTAAACAAAGTTATTCTTCCAGTGATCAGACGTGTAATGCCAACTGTTATTGCTAACGAAATCGTTGGTGTACAGCCTATGACAGGCCCAGTTGGACAAATTCATACTCTACGTGTGAGATATGCAGAAACTTTTGACTCAGCAACAGCTGGTGATGAAGCACTAAGCCCATTTGCAATTGCAACTGGTTACTCAGGTAATGCAACTACAAACCGTGCAGATGCTACAGCATCGCAAGAAGGTTTACCTGGTAAGAAAATGTCAATTCAAGTGTTAAAACAAACAGTTGAAGCGAAAACACGTAAACTATCAGCACGTTGGACATTCGAAGCGGCACAAGACGCCAATTCAATGCACGGCCTAGACGTTGAAGCAGAAATCATGCAAGCACTAGCTCAAGAGATTACTGCTGAGATCGACCAAGAGATCATTACATCTCTTACATCACTAGCTGGTACAGCTACTGACACATACGACCAAAGTGGCGTAAGTGGTACAGCAACATTTGTTGGTGACGAGCATGCAGCACTTGCAGTTCTAATCAACAAAAATGCAAACACAATTGCAGCACGTACACGTCGTGGCGCAGGTAACTGGGCAGTTGTTTCTCCAACAGTACTAACAGTACTACAGAGTGCAACTACATCAGCATTTGCTCGCACAACAGAAGGTCCTTTTGAAGCACCTACAAACACAAAATTCGTTGGTACACTAAACGGTACTATGAGAATTTATGTAAACCAGTACGCAGCAAACGACAACGTATTAGTAGGATACAAAGGCGCAACAGAGACAGACGCAGCAGCGTTCTATTGCCCATACATCCCGCTAATGTCAAGTGGCACAGTGCTTGATCCAGACTCATTCGAGCCAGTGGTATCATTCATGACACGTTACGGTTATGTAGAACTAAGCAACCAAGCATCATCGCTTGGTAATGCGGCAGACTATCTAGCAGCAATTGCAGTTACAACAAACAAACTAGCATTTGCTTAATAGCAATTTTAGTTGATAAAATAAAGATAGGCGCTACGGCGCCTATTTTTTTGACTTTTTTTAAAAAAAGTGTTGACATTGGTGTCTATATATGCTATATTATATACATAGCTTGGG